GATTTAAAACGCAATGATGCTACTAATGATTTTTTAAATGAACAAGAACAAGCTCAAAGTGAATTAAATTTAATAGAAAATTATATGAGAATAAATTTAAAATCATATACGGATTCTTTAATTTTTATAAATGCTGAAAATATTACTAATTCTGAAAGAATTATACAAATCATTCAAACAAATCATCAAACTGCTGAAAATATTGCTATTATTAATGATACACGAAGTTTATTATCAACTACTGATTTTAATAAAGTTGATATGGAAGCTCAACTATTTATAAATTCTATATCATCATCAACTGATAAAGATTTAACGGATGTTATATTAGAAAAAGCTGTAAAAGAATCTCAAAGAATTCATAAATTATATTTTGAAAAACTAAAATTAGCAAAAGAAAAACATCAAGATGAAAGTGATCCAAATATAAAATTCGCATGGATTGATAAACTTGGAACAACTTTAATTGAACGTATCGAAATAGAAATTGGAGGTAATACAATAGAAAGACATTATGGTGATTGGTTAAATATATGGTGGGAATTATCAGGTAATAAATATAATGAAACAAATTATAATAAAATGATCGGTAATGTTAGTGAATTAACATCATTTGATAGGGAACAAAAACCCAAATATAATTTATATATACCTTTACAATTTTGGTTTTGTAAAACTAATGGTGTAGCTTTACCATTAGTAGCATTAGAATACCATAATGTAGCTTTAAAAGTAAAAATAAGAGAATTACACGAAGTATCATATATTGAAAATGAAAAATTTATTCAAATACCAAATTCATTTGATACAATAAATTTAAATGAAGTTAATGATGTTTTAAATATTGATTTGAATATATCATTATTAGCAGATTTTGTATATTTAGATACAAATGAAAGAAAACGGTTTGCACAATCAAGTCATGAATATTTGATAGAAGAATTACAATTAGAAGAATATAAAAATATAAATAATCAAGAAATGCAATTTTTATTAGATTTTGAACATCCTTGTAAAGAATTAATATGGGTTGCACAAAAAACTAAATTTTTATCAAATGATACAGGTTATCAAAAAACTCAATTTAATAATTATTCTATTAATGATCAAAATGAAATTATTGAAGGATCTAATTTTTTAATTAAAGATTCAACTATATTATTTCACGGATACGATAGAGTCAGAAAACAAGATTCAAAATATTTTAATTATGTTCAACCACACAGTTTTTATAGAAATACTCCATCAGATGGAATTAATGTGTATTCATTTGCTTTACATCCAGAAGAATATCAACCAAGTGGAACAGCTAATTTTTCAAGATTATCGTCCGCACATTTAATTGTTAATTTTAATGATAATTTATTTCCAGAAGAAGCTTCTAATGAAGATTTACATGTAAGAATATATGCAAAAAATTATAATATATTACGTATATTATCAGGTTTTGCTCAAACAGCTTATACAGCAGTTGTTTAAAAATTTAAATAAAACATTTATTAATTGATCAATTAATAAATGTTTTTAAATAATTAATTAAAATTATATAATATATTTATAGAATAATTTTATAATATTTTAATAATGAAAGGAGGTTTTTTACAATTAGTTGCAAGAAATAGAGTTGATTTATATCTTATTGGAACTCCAGATATAACATTTTTCAAAACAGTATATAGAAGACATACAAATTTTACAATAGAAGACCAAGAATTAAAATTTAAAGGTGGAAATTTAAATTTTGGCAAATTATCACAATGTAAAATAGAAACACATGGTGATATGATTCATAAATTAAATTTAGTAACTCAATTACCAGAAATAAATATTAATTATAAAAAATTAACAATAAATAATGTAATTAAATTATTAAATAAATATAATATTAGATGGAAACAAAATCAAAATGAAAATCAAGATTCATTATTAACTAATATACAATTTTTACAAATAAATCAATTAATAAATGATACGATTGAAAATATAAATTCAGATTATGAAGAAGTAAATAATAAAATCAATAGTTTGGCTAATATTGATCGTGATAAAAATTCAATAACAGATTATTTTATAAATGTTTCTAATGTTTTATTAGAAAATAGTGAATATAAATTTTTATTTAATTTTATTATCGCACATCAAAATACATATTCATTTAATAATAATGACGAACTATTAACTAATGAAGAAGAAATTAGATTTAGTATTTTTAGTGATTATCAACGAAGTGCTATTTTAAGAGCAGGTGCAGAAAGTAATTTTTCTACATTTCCTTTATTATCAACTTTATCAACTACTTTTGATGAAGCAATACAAGTTATGACTTTATTTGATTCTATACAAACAGATATAGAAGAAACAGTTGATGTATCGACATTTTATCAAATTTTTTTTAATAATTTTTATAAATTTGATACATTAGAAAATTATAAAAAATTAGATTCATATAAATTTTATCAATTATATATTAATAATAATCCTCAAACAATTTCAACAAAAGCGGAACTTATTGAAATTAAAAATTTTATTATTAATCTTATTAATTGTTCTATATATGAATCATTTAGACTTTCGGCTGATATATTTATAAATTTTGTTAAAGAAGATAAATATCAAATAACATATTCAAATAATTTTACACCCAGTACATTTTCTTATTTTGATCCTCTTTTACCTTCTTCAATTGAAGATACTGAACATATAAAATTTTTAAATTATTCAGAAACACCATATCAAAATTATAATGATGGAACAATTCAATGCGATAATATTCATTCATTTAATTTTAAATTAGATTATACAAAAATAGCATCACAAGAATTAGGTATTAAAAATGAAAACTTTTTAAATTCTAATATTTTTAAACCATATTTTAATGATCCAAATTTATGGATTGGTTATGATATTAATACAATACTATTTAATTATATCCAATCAAATCAAAATATTGATAATATTGTTGAAAAATTTAATAAATTAGATAATACGGTAATATTAAATGGTATTATAAATATTACAATAGATGATATTGGAAAAGCATTATTATTTTATATTGAAGAAATATTAAATAAAAATAATTCAACAATCGAAAATGAAATTGATATATTAAAAACAAAATTATATGGATTTAATAATTTTAATACTTCTTTATTAGATCGTGTTTTACCTACAAATAATATTATTGATAGTGTAATTAATTCAAGACAAGAAATTAAAGAACAATTTCAATTTCTATTTATTTTAAATCCAAAAGGAGATTTTATTAATAATCAATTATTAAATGATTTAGTTTCAGATTCAAATAGATCTTATAATGCTTATGAATTATTACAAGCATCTTATTATAAATTATTAAATACTACAATAAATAATACAGGTTTATTTAGTGAAGATGAAATTAGCAATATGAAAAATATTATTGATATGTTTTTTACAGATGATTTAATATCATATGATGAATATGTTCAAAATGGATTTACATTATATAATCAAAATCAAAATCAAAATAAAGATCAAAATATTTTTAATTTTAGTTCTCCTTTATTCGGTGATTTACAATCATCGATCGCACGATTAATATATTTGAATCAAAGAGAAAATTATAATAATTATTGTAATCAAATATTAAATAATATTTCAACAAATGTAACTAATGGAACAAATTTAGACGATTTTATAGATGAAATTCAAACAACTCAATTATCAAGTATATTAAAAAATAATCAATATGATTATTTTGCTTTACGTGAATATAATTATATTGATAATAATAATCAAATTAGTAATTATCGTGTAGCTAATTTTAATAATGAACCAACACAATATATAACAAATATAAATTTATCATTAACAACATTTTTGAATACTTATTATTATTATTCAAGTAATTATCCATGGTCATTTTTTATTGATATAAATCAAACATTATCAGATAGTATAAAAGCAGAAAGAGATTTATTAATTGATTTATTAGATTTTTCATTAGAAAAAAGAAATTTTTTTTATAATTCTTATGATTTAATAATTGCTCAATATGAAAATTTTTTATCATCAAGATCAAATTTATCATTAACTTTTTTTAATGAAGTATTTTCATATTTATTAGTTCCTAAAATTATTAATAATATTCCACAACTTGTTATACAACCCATTACAACATCAAGTAATATAAGATCCTCGACACAATTAAAAGGATTATCAAAATGTGCGATCGATACACTTTTAACAGATCAAAATTCAATAATAAATATATTTAATAAATTATACGATAATCAAAATCCATTTGATATATTAAATGAAAAAAATTTATATGATTTATATATAACTTTTAATAGTTTTAGTTCAGAACAAAAAATTAAAGAAGAAGACTTATTAACCATAATTAAATCATTAACAAGTGAAAATTTATGGTTAAATAATAATAGTATTGAACGTGAATATAATAATTTCAAATTAGAAAGTAATATTTATAAATATATAATTGATACAATTATAAATGATTCCGATATACAACAATTATTAAATGTTAATCGAATATCTAATATATATATATATGAACAAATTAATGATCGATTAATTGAAGATAAACGAATAATAGAAAATAAATTAGAAAATATAACAAATGATACATTATTTGTTTTTAATAATAATTTAACAAATGATCAAAAAGAAACTATTGATTATTTTATTAAAAATAATTATAGATTAGATTTTAATAACATATTAATTTCATATGGAATTAAAGAAGCATTAATTCAAACTAATCAAATATATAAATTAGATATTAATAATCAACTTCAAGAATATAATGATTTAATAAAAAATGGAATTTCATTAGATGAGTTATTATTATTTTATAAAGAAATTAATTTATTTTTTGAAATAAGTAAAACGAATCCACTCGATAATGTTATAAATTATGAAGATGCGGAATCATTGGGAGATGCATTATTAGGAGAACAAGCACGATCATTTTATATTAGAATAAATGAACAGTTTTTTAGTATAAAATGGAATATAGTTTATTTAAAATTACAAATAAATAATATTGATACAAGTTTATTATATATATTATCAAAATATGAAACATTAGATACAATTACAAAAAATTATTATAATAATAATTTTGAAACTTATTTTACATTATTTTATAATACGATCAAAACAAAATTTATTATAAATGAATATAATTTAAATAATAATTTTAGTGAATATTTTTTATCACAAAAAAGTTTATTGATGAATTTAATAATTAGAGCATTAAATAATGAAACTCCCCATTTTGCATGGATTAAGAATATTGGTTTTTATATGATAGATTATATTAATTTATCAATTGATGATCAAATAATAGATACACAAACAGGTGAATGGTTATATTTATTATCACAATTAACACGTAATCCTAAAAAAACACGTGGTATAAATAATATGATAGGAAATAAAGAAGATTTAATAAATTTTAATCAAAATAAGAAAAATTCATATACATTATATACACAATTACAATTTTGGTTTTCTAAATTTTATGAATTATCTTTACCATTAATAGCGTTAAATCATTGTAATGTTCAAATAAATGTAAAGATACGTGAATTTGAAGAATTATGTTATTATGATGATTTTACAGAATTTAAATTTATTCCAAAATTACAAGGTAAATTATTAACACAATATATAACATTAGATTCGGTTGAACGAAAACAAATAGCAAAAAAAAAACAAGAACAATTAATAGAAACAGTACAAATAACAAAAAGTTTTAGTATAGGTTTTGATGATGTTGATCAAGAAAGAAAATATACAAAAAGAATATATTTTCAAAATTCTATTAAAGAATTTATTTGGATATATGAAAATAAACGTAATGTTAATGGCTCATTAAAAAACAAAGAACGAATATATAATAAATATGGTGATGATAAAAATTTAGATATAAATGTAGAAATATTTTTAAATGGACGTTATAGAGAATCACAAAAAGAAAATAAATTTTATAATTTAGTAAATAGTCATAAATATCATAATTCAATACCTCAAAAAGGTATTAATGTATATAGTTTTTCTTTACAACCAGAAAAATTACAACCATCAGGAACATTAAATACATCAATGATAGAATTTGTTGATTTTGAATTTCAATTAGGAAAAGAATTATTAGAACATATGAAAGAAAATAAAATAAGATATACAATAAGATTATATGGATTAGGATATAATATATTAAGAATAATGAGTGGTTTAGCAGGATTAGCTTTTAATGAAAATTAAAAATTTAATAAATTAATTTGATTAAATTAATTTATTAATAAATTGCGTAATGAATAATTTTTTTAATTATTAATGAATATATAAATGGGAGGTGGTTTAATTCAATTAGTTGCATACGGCGAACAAGATATATTTTTAACATCAAATCCACAAGTTACATATTTTAAGGTTACATATAGACGTTATACAAATTTTTCAACAGAGATGATAAAACAAAATTTTACAAAAGATCCAAATTTTGGAACTAAAACGACATGTTTATTATCAAAATCTGGAGATTTAATAAAAAAAATATATTTTGTAGTAGAATTACCAATATTGCCAAAAATAGTAGATAATAATTTTAATATTGACGAGCTTACACGAATAGCGTGGACAAAACGTTTAGGTTATAATATGATAAGATTTGCTGAAATAGAGATTGGAACACAAATAATAGATAAACAATATGGAGAATGGTTATCAATATGGAATGAAATAACAACAACACCAAAAAAATTAAGAGGAATATTAAATATGATAGGAGATCGAGACGAATTAACAACATTTACAAATGGTAAAAGTAGTTTTAAATTATATATACCTCTTCAATTTTGGTTTTGTAGAGAAACTGGTTTAGCATTACCAATAAGTGCATTACAACATAGTGATGTGAAAATTAATATAGAATTAAAAGATTTTGATGATTGTATAATAAAATCACCAACAAATTATATAAATTTAGAAAATAGTTTAGTAAATTATGAACCATATGAATATATTAAACAAGATATAGATGGAGATATAGCAAATGGATTATTTATAAATTTTGATATTGAAACAAAAAGATTATATTATATTAAATTTGGTAAAAATAGTTTTCAAGGAACACCATCTACATCGGCTAATATATTTTCAGATAGTTCAATATCTAAATATAAAATTATAGGAGAAACTTCACAATATGAAGGGACACCACAAACAGGAGTAGAACATATATATACATTTAATAGTAGACAATTAGATAATATATTTATAAGAAAAGCATTTTTATTAGTTGAATATGTATTTTTAGATATTGATGAACGATTAAAATTTTCTAATGATAAACATGAATATCAAATTGATACATTAGAATATAATGGTGAAAAACAAATAACAAGTAGTAATCAACGTTTAAGATTAGCTTTAAATCATCCAACAAAAGAATTATTTTATGTAGCAAATCAAGATCAATATAAAGATAAATATAATTATACAAATAATTTTAGAAATACAATTATAAAAACAATGAATGGTTATAAAATTGGAAAACCAATTGGAACTAATTTAATAACTAATTCTGCAATTATTTTTAATGGTCAAGAAAGAATAAGTTATAGAAATTCAGAATATTTTAATTGGATACAAAATTATCAAAATCATACATCATCTAATACAGAAGGTATTAATACTTATTCATTTTGTTTAACACCAGAAAAATATCAACCAAGTGGATCAGCTAATTTATCAAGAATTGACGAAGTAACATTACAAGTCCGTTTAGATAATGTTATAAATCAAAATAATATAGCTAAAATTAGAGTTTATTCTATTGTGTCAAATAGAATAAAAATATCAAATGGTATTTTAGGAAAAGTTTTTATTTAATTTATTATTTTTATAAAAAAATAATAAATTATTTTAAATTAATTATTTATTGGACAAAACCATGTCCTGCGGGTTGTGGTCCCACATTATTAATGTTATTTTCGATACATAGTTGTTCGAGACCATTACAGATAGATGCAATATCAATTACATTCTTTTTCTTTTTACCATCAATTTTCTTTTGATGATCAACGATACGTTGAACATCAGTGTCAGTTAGTGTACGACCTCTGTATTGTAAAACATTATCAACGCGAGTTAGACCATAATAAACTGTTGCAGTTTTAAGTAGTTCTTCTTCGAGTTTTTTAAGTTGGTTTAGACGAAGATTGATTTTAACTTGATCATCGGGATCAATCATAATACCGTTAGTTTTTAGAGCATGTAGAAGATTTGTTACAATTTGATCTAATAGTTTAGAACCAACTGAAGTTGTTGACTGTGATTCATGTTCAAGAGTCTTTTTAAAGTCATCTTGTTCACTCATAATAGAACCTCCTTTTTGACCTCCAAGAATTGCTAAACGTGTTCCTAAATGGGGGTTAATAGACATACGGTGGGCAACTCCAACTGGTCTTTCACCAAATAGTGTATAAGACCCAGTTCCAGAACGGAGAGAATGTAGAAGACGAGGCACTTCTTTTGCAACTTCATTATGTTTGTTGTTCTTTTCAATACGTGGTCCAATACCAAGTTTA